AGCAGCCACAGAACAATCAATTGAAGATACCACTGCTTTGCTAAGCACTAAGACTAGTGTTCAAGACGCCGCTATCATTGCTAATGCTCTGGATGGTACTCGAGCAACCACTGCCCAAGTCGAAACGATTAGAGCCAACCTACAGAGTCAGATAGATAACCTGCCCCCTGATGTAACCATCACAAGCATTACTCCACCAGATACGACTTGGCCTAAGACCTTTACCCTTAGTGATGGTAAGACTTTTGAGGTAGCACTCCCCGACCCTGACACTTTCTGGGCGGAAATCATATCCGCTAGAGATGGTAATGTATTCCCCTGGAAGAGGTACCGCCCCTTTGAGATAGTGACCCTGTCCGTGCCTCCTCGTCTGGGTGACGCGACCCTAAACCCTGCCCCAGCCGGTATCACCCAGATCACTGAGGTAGTCGGGTCATTAAGGATAGTGAGAACTGCCCTTGAACTCAAGGAAGGCCGAGATTACCGAGTATACCATACGGGTAGTGTACTGGTATATAAAGATATCACCCCAGGTATCCAGGAGCTACCCATAAGTGAGATATGGGCAGAGAGTACACCCTATAAAGAATTGGACATTGTGATAGGTGTAGCCCCAACAGGGTCAGCTGTAGCGGGTCAGTCCCGAGTAATCCAAGCAAAGTCTGATCGTGTGGCTGTTACTTCTATGACCCTGACTGAGTGGAATGAGTGGGAGGACCTTGGCCAAGTACCTGTTGTAGACAGTCAATACGGTATAGAGTTCATTAAGTCCAGTATATCCGGCAGTGCCTCTGGGGCTTCAGATAGTGTATGGAACAAGCAAGTGGGTACTATATCCATCCCTACAAGGGGTAAGGCGGATGTCTCATTTAATGTTACCCAGGCACTCATGTTAACTAGTAGTCAATCAGATAGCGGCTCTACAGGGGGTATCTTACAGATACGGGATAGTAATAACCAAGTGGTAGTCTTTGAGAATTTGGGTGAAGAACACCATAGAGTCGAAGATCGTGCCCGTGGGGGAGACCGTATCCAATACTCAGGTAACTTTGATCCCTTTGATGCAGAGCCGGGTGAGTACGTTATCTGGTATTACTCCTCTGATGGGGATGGGTCAGGTGACCGTCACACCTTAAATATAACGGGTGATACTAATACTAGGCTATACACAGGTAAGATAGTCCCCCAGTCTACCCCGGTGCCGTTTGTTTATTCCTGGAGCTCTAAGGGGGGTAATAGTTGGAGTGCGCCGCCTTCTTTCACAGCAGAGAGGGATATGAGGGTAAAGTGCGAGTTTTCGGGTAGTGGTTACAGGGGCTCGGTTGGACCTATTGGTTGGAGCCTAACAGTCGTCAACGCTACCCTAATTGGCGGCGGTAGTCACAACCCACTGTATGGCTACTGTAATGTCCCTAACAGTCATACACCGTTACTTCCTTCGGCTGAGTTCTACGATATTAAGAAAGGTGACTTGATTACACCCCAATATGGGTCAGGTCTGCCCGGCACCGTATCGGATGCTAACGATGTGTTTAGTATAACTATGTTTGAGGTAAATTAGATGATCCGTAAACTAATAACGCCGCCCGCTATCGAACCTGTTACTCTGATTGAGTGCAAAGTCTTCATGAGACTTGAGACAGAGCCAGACGATGATGATCATGTCAACTCAGATGATGAGTATATCACTAGCTTAATCAAATCGGCTAGAGAGTACTGTGAGGAAGAAACTGGCAGAGCAATGATTAACCAGACGTGGGCTATACGATTAGACGGCTGGCCGGTAACCTCAGCGTCTGGGGACGGCTGGTGGGACGGGGTTAAACTTGGCTCAATCCTACAAGAAACCCCCAGAGCATTACCCATCGACCATATACCACTATCTTCCATAGATCATGTTAAGACCTTCCATGACATTGACGGTGAGCAGGTTATGCCCGAAACGGATTATCATGTGGATACCTTTAATAGCCCAGGTAAGATTAAACTTAAGTCAGGTAAGTCATGGCCTGTGGTTAATGAGGAAGGCATAGAGATCCAGTATGTGGTTGGTTATGGTAGCACTACTGATAAGGTGCCATTCCCCTTAAAACAAGCTGTCATGCAATTAGTTCTACACTGGTATGAGAACCGTGAAGCAGTCCGCACTACAGGGTCCGAGGGTACTAGCAAGGTGCCTATCCACATTGAGTCAATCCTTCGCAAATACAGAAAGTTAAGATTAGCATGAGCCGTAGAACTGACATAGGCCAACTTAGGCACCGTGTAAAGATCTATGAGTTAACCCAAGTAGATGATGATCACGGAGGCTTTACTCGGTCAGACCCATCACCAGATACCCATAAGGTAACCGTCTGGGCAAATGTTCGTACCGCCAGTTCCTCTGAGCAATTCCGAGCAGCTAGAGTCGAGCAACAGTTAACCCACATGATGTTTTGTAGGTTCCGGGAAAGCCTAAGAACTATTCATGGCTTTACGGTAATCCATCAGGGTAGGCAAATGACGATAACTAATGTGGAAGTCCTGGGGGATCGTAAACGATTTATGGCTATCATGTTAAGGGAAGGCGGTGCACTGTGAGGGTTACAGCTAAAGTCATAAATATAAAAGACCTAGATCCTGCTATTGAGGTTTACAATGAGGATATGAGACTTAAGGTAATCAAATGGCTTAAGGTATGCGGGCTACTAGTTATGAACACTGCTAAGCAGCGGATACTTAAAGGACCTAAGACAGGTCGTATCTACAAGAAGTCAAATCCCGTAAGGTTGCACCAAGCATCCGCTCCTGGGGAGTCCCCTGCGTCTGACACCGGCACACTGGTTAGCCGAATTGTGATGGAAGTCGATGAACAAAAATTGGAAGCCACAGTTGGGACCACAGTCTGGTATGCTAAGTTCCTTGAATTGGGCACCCGACTGATGGAGGCACGGCCTTTTTTGACACCCGCATTAGATGAGAAGAAAGATCAACTCGTAGGATTATTAAGAAAGATTGTTAAAAATGACTAAGAAGTCATCCACAGCTGAATTAAGAAGAGTGACTGTCGCAAGACTCAGAGGTGATGCTGAGGTCCGTGCTCTGCTAGGCGCTGCTCGTGTTTATGAGATTAAGCCTAAAGAGAATAGCTCAGTCAGTTTCCCTTATATAATCTACTCCAAGAATAGCACTGGTCCATGGGACACTGACGGTGATGGAGAAGACTCTAACGGGTATGGTAAAGAACACACCATGTCCTTACAAGTATATGATGATCAGGAAGGTTCGTTAAGAATTGACAAGATCCTCAGGAGATGTTTTGAACTACTTCAAGACTCTCGCACCCTATCCCTTGTGGACCATCGTGTGGTTAACATACGGTTCCTACTTGAGGATGTTTCCCGAGAACCTGATGGCCAAACTTGGCAGGGTACTCATCTTTACAAAGTCATTACAGAGGAGACTTAAAATGACAGCACAATCCGGACGCGATGTCCTAATTAAAGTTGACAGCGATGGTGCTGGCAATTTTGTCACGGTAGGTGGGGCTCGCTCCAAATCTATCGCCTTTAACGCCACAACCGTCGATGTCACCGATGGCGATAGTGTGAACCAATGGCAGGAACTCCTTGCTGGCGGCGGTATCAAAAATGCCGTTCTTACACTATCCGGTATCTTCAAAGACACTGCTGGTGAGGGTGTCGTTAAGGATCACTTTTTTGATCAGTCCTTAAAAGACTATCAATTCGTGGTCCCTGACTTTGGCACAATCGAAGCGCCTTTTATTTGCTCTGCCCTGAACTACTCAGGTGAGTATAATGGTGAAGCCGCTTACTCTATGACCTTCACATCCGGTGGCGCTCTGACGTTCACCGCCCTTTAGGAGACTGATATGACTAACGCAATCCGAGGCGAAGTCACTCTCGAAACTAACCAAGGCCCCAAGATACTATGTGTCACCACGGGGGCCTTGGCTCAACTTGAAACCGAGCTGGGCACATCCATCACTAAGATACAAGCAACATTAGGTGAGGGTGAGATGGTTACTATCAATGCCATCATCTACTGGCTGTTACGTGGGGGTGGTTGGAATGATCTGACTAAGGATGATTTGATTACCCTTGAGTACTCGATCAAGCCAGCAGTTGAAAAGATTAAACAGGCATTCAAGAACTGGACGGGTGATGGGCCAAAAAAGCCCTAGGACCTGACGATCTGGGGACACCCTGGGAGACGTGGTTAAAGATCGCATTAGGTCACTTACGTTATCCCCCGGATGTCTTCTGGTCAATGTCTATGAAGGAATGGGTCGCTGCACTTAATGGATATATGGAAAGCAAGGGCATATCAAAAGCTGACGCGCCTGTCACTCGCGAAGACCTTGACGACCTAATGGAGAAATACCCCGATGTTCGGAAAACTACTTGAAAAACTCTACGTTGGCATCGGTGCTGACCTATCAGACTTACGAACTGATATGGGCGGTACCGGTGCTATCATCGAGGAAGCCTTCAGAGATGTGGATAAACATCTGATTAACATCGGCAATGGATTAGCGGATTTAGGTAGCATCCTCACCGTTGGCGTGACTACTCCATTATTAGGACTGGGCGGGATCTTACTTGGCACCGCTGCTGAGATGGAGGGACTGGAGAGATCGTTTAAAAACTCCTTTAAGGGTATGTCTAATGATGTGGGTAAATGGGCTGATGATCAAGGGGAAGCCCTCAATAAGTCTGAGTTCGATTTAAAGGAGTACCTTGTTAGCCTTAACAGAGTACTAGATCCACTGGACCTGTCCGCGGAGAAATCAGCAAAGTTCTCACAATCTTTAACCCAGATGGCACTTGATGTGGCCGCCTTTAATAATGAAGCGGATGCTGATGTGGTTAATGACTTTGCCGAGGCTATCGGCGGTAACTCAGATGCTCTTGAGGATTATGGCTTTAACCTTAGTGATGCAGTCTTGGAGTTAGAGCTGTATCGACTGGGCCAGAAAGATGGGATAAAGGCTGCTAGTGAGGCAGAGCTTGCACAGGCTAGACTGAACGCCATACTCAGCCAGAACTCAGAGGTTACTGGAGAGGCAGCTCGGGCTGCTGGGGACCTAAGCAATCAGATACCTGCAATGAAAGCACAAGTCCATGAGCTGGCGGTTGAATTTGGTCAAGAGCTTATCCCTATGATGAGTGGTGTGGCCGATTGGATCCTGGACTTACTCAAAGGCTTTAATAATATGGAGGACGGTCTAAAGAAAGATATCGTCCAGATAGGTTTGATCGTGGCAGCAATTGGGCCACTGTTAATTGTAGGCGGTAAGATGATCGTATTCTTAGTGTCTGCTACAAAGGCAATCATGGCAGCTCGGGTGGCCATGGTAGCGTGGGCAGCCTCAATGAACCTGGCGCTTGGACCCATCGGGTTAGTGATAGCGGCCGTCGGTTTGTTGGTGGCTGCCTACATTAAATGGGGTGGTGCCAGTAATGCGGCTAGACGTGCCCACAAAGATCTATATGATTTGATTGATGAGTCCAAGGGGTTACGTGAGCAGGATGTCGCTCAGACTGAAGAGGGTATAGAAGCTCAGCTTAAAGCAGCCCGAGCAATACGGGAAACGATAAAAGCTAAGCTCGAGGAGAAGAAACTACTATTGGAGAGTCAGAAGGATCGAGCACTTGCTCTAAGTCGCCATCCGTCCGGTTCTAAAGGCGGGGCTGATCTAGGCGCCATACGTAGATTACAGATTACTCAGGAGGCTATAAAAGATACCCAGAAGGAGTTGGCTGATCAAGATACCTACATGCGGGGATTAGCAGAACAACAGCTTGCCCTATTCCTTGATACTGAGGAAGCTAAGGCCAAGGCTGCTGAAGATGCTGCTGCCCGTAGGATGCTTGCCGATGAGATGGCCGCGGATGCTAAGACAAAGTCTGAGAAGGAAGCTGCACAGAAAGCACTTGAGGCCGCTGACAAATTAGAACGAGATCTCGAAGCAAAGGCACAGAAGAGACATGAAGATGCCCTTAAGCGGGTTAATGGCCAGATAGACGCTAATAAAGAATTGACGGTTGCACTCAGCATCTCTAATCGGGAGTATGAAGTCACAGCGGAAATGCTAAGTATCCTTGAGAGCGGCTTTAAGGGAACAGCTAAAGAAGCTAAGGAATTAGCAGAAAAGGTTGTAGCCACTAAGGAGGGCCTGGAAGATATACGTGACTTACAGGAGTCTGATGAACTTGTGGAAAGCATCCAAGAACAGATAGATGCCAACTATGAACTAGCCGAGGCCGCTCGTATATCCACACATGAGTTACAAGTCCAAGAGACTGTGATGCAGTTATTAAGGCAAGGTTTTAAGGGGTCTGCTGCTGATGCCCGTAAATTGGCTGAGGAATTGATTGCCTCACAAAATGCACTGACTGAGGCTAAGAAGAACGCGGAGAAAACTGCTAAGGAGGGGGCCAAAGATCTAAAGGACGAGATTGGGGGTATCGGTACTGAGCTTAAAGGGGTATTCGAGGGGGTCTTTGATAGTATCAATGTGGATGGTGGTATCAAGCAATTGGGTGAAAGATTACTGGAAAGTCTACTGAAGCATATCGTTAATGGTGCACTAAAGATCTTTGGCGCTGAGGTTGATAAGGAAGGTCAGAGTATATTTGATAGCCTAGGTGAACTCTTCGGGGGCGGGGGCTCAGGCGGGTCTTCTGGGGGCGGGGGTATCGGTGGCTTCTTTAAAAGCCTCTTCGGCGGTGGCTCTGATAAGGGTGGCTCAGGTCTAAGTGATAAGCAGCAAGGCCAAGCGGATGCTTCTAATGCTATTGTTAAATTTGGTGAGATGGCCCATGATCTGATCATGCTATTTACTGGCTCAGTTAAAGGCCCGGGAACCTATGAAGAATATCTAGAAAAGAATGGGATTGATCGCGGGCCGGGCTTTGAGGTTATGGTTGAGTCTAACGAGATGTTCGATGTGAAGGTTAAGAAACTAGCCGCGGGCGCTGCTGTACCAATCTCCGCTGCTGCTGCTCAGTCCACTTCCACCAAGATGTATGAAACCCAAGTAGGAAACGCTAGAAGGGACTTGTCAAGAGGATGATAACACTAGATCCAAAATTCACAGCTAGGACACTGAGGGCAAAGGTACTTGACTTCGGTCATACTAACTTCCCCTCATCAGGCGGAAAGGGCCAGCGTATCAACAGACTGGGTAATCGATTTGAATTCCAGATTACTCTACCGCCCGTCCGTTCTCACGAAGAGGGTGAAGAATTGATCGCTGACCTTATTGAGGGGAAGCAACAGGGACTTCGGATGCGCGTCCCATTATTTGGCTATGATGTGGGCAACTGGGCACATACCTCCGGCGCCCTACCTGCAGTAAGATTAAATATGAACCAAGCCTCCACATCGTTGAGCTTGAAAAATCTGAAGCCTGGCTACCTTATACGGAAGGGTCAATATATCTCAGTAACACATAATGGTGAGAGTTACCTTCATAAGATTAGACAGGGTGACAGCGTTAGGTCCTCTGGATTAGCTTCAGTAAAAGTAAGTCCGCGACCTCGTGTGCTATACTCTATTGATGATCCTGTAGAATTTGAGTACCCCGTGATCGAGGGTTTACTGATCGGTGACAGCACTGACTGGCAAAACCGTATCGGCAACCTAACGGACATCATCTTTATAATAAGGGAGCAATAGGGATGCCTAACTTTGAAGGCGATAACTTACTGATAGCAGGTGTAGTAAAGGTAGTCCTACCCAATTATACTATACGTGTTACGGATGGCGGCGTTGTTTTATTTGACGATGGGTCTGGTGCCGGTCAGGAAGTCTATAACCAGTCAGATGAATTATATGGGTCAATCAGTGAGGTTGATATAAGCGCCTCTGAGACGGGGGATGCTGCACCTGGGGGATTTATCACATTCATACCTAAAGCCGATCCCAGCGTAACCCTACTAGCATCTCCGGATATGCAGGAAGCTGAGGTAACTGTCTGGATATTAAGGCTTGATTACGAAACGGGTAATGTTCTCCACAAGAAGCTGTGGTTTGACGGTGAGGTAGATGTGCCCACACTGACTGAGGATGATGATACCCATGAGGTTAAGTTCACTTTGATTAGTGACATAGAGAAGTTGTTTAATTCTAATGAAGGCAATATCCTTAACAGCTCAGTTCATAATCGTGTGGCTCCCACTGATCGGGGCTTTGACAATACTACCGGCGTAACCATCCGCGTCCCTTGGGGCACAGACTCACCCCCACGTAATAGACAATCTTCGGGCTCATCAGGTGGCGGCGGTGGCAAATATACTAACTGGGGGACATTGTTCAGATGACATCCACACTTATACGTAGGCAGTTTGCCACTCAGACAACACTTACCCAATTTGGTGATAAGGTGTTAGACTGGGAGAATGTTGATTGTTTAAAGATGGCAATGGGTCATGCCAGTAACCTGGGTCATCCGTTAATCTGTAAGATACCCAATTACAGAACTGCCACGGGTGCACTCAAAGCCCTAAAGAAAGCAGGTTACTCCTCGATGGAGGACCTAATGAAGAGTAACTTTAATGAGATCCCCGCTGCTTTTGCCATCCTAGGTGACTTGGTCCTGATGGAAGGCAGTCATAACCTAGACAGCATCTGCCTATACTCGGATAGACGTAAGGTGTTCGGTTGGGATGAGACATTGGATGGCATGAAAGTGATTGTCCCCCATAAGATAAAAGGAGTTTACCGTGTCCGGAGTACTTAGAACCGTTGGTAAAGTTGCGGGGGCTGTTGCCTCTATTGCTGCTGTTATCCCTGGTCTACAGCCAATCGCACTGGCAGCAGCGGCTATTTCAGCTGTGGCTAACATTGGGGCAGCCTTAACTTATCAACCACCTGCGCCACCCGGGGCTGTTAACTCCGTGGTCGTAGCGGATAATTCACCCACACCTTACATGATGGGTAGGTCCTATACGGGCGGCAGTGTTATTCATGTGGCGGGATGGGGCCAAGAACGTGACAAGATCAAAAACCCCTACAAGACAATTGTATTCACTTACTCGCTAGGTAAGGTTCGCAATGTGGAGGGACTGTATGGGGACTACTCCTTCATTACACCCACAGGGGATGATCAGGATGGGTTCTTTAAGAAGTGGATCCACTACGATAAGAAGTTGGGTAACCTTAATGACACCGCACTAGCCCCGAGAATGGGTGACCAGACAAACGTCTACGGATGGAGCTCACAGCATAGGATCACTGGTTACGCTGGTGGTGCTGTAACTATGTGGTGGGATGGCGATAAGAAAGACAATCGATACACTGGAGGTGAGCCTGAGTTTGGTAGTGTCCTTGAGGGTGTCTATGTATATGATCCTCGACTAGACGACACTAATCCAGGTGGAGTTGGTAACTGCCGATTGGGTGATGAGTCTACCTATGTCTATAACAGGAACCCCGCATGCCATGCCATGACCTACGCTTTTGGTCGGTATAGGACCTCAGGCAGCGACACTATTAAGACATTCGGTATTGGACTTAAACGCCGGGCACTTAATATGGATGCCTTCATCGGATGGGCTAATGTATGTGATGCAAATGGCTGGACTGTTGATGGTAAGATCTATGAACCCGGGGACAAGTGGAACAACCTAAAACTGATCATGCAGGCGGGCTCTGCTAGACCGGGCTTCTCTGGGGCAGTTCTGTCACCTCGTTACGAAACACCTCGTGTGGCTTTGACTACTATCACTAAAGATGATTTAGCACCGGGCCCCGTTACGATCACAACAACCAAATCCTACCGTGATCGTAAGAATGGTGTTATACCCCGATGGAGGTCTGAGAGACAGGCCTGGACTTATATACCAGGTGAGCTAGTAAGCCTGCCCTCATATGTTGCCCAGGATAACGGTGAGGAAAGAAACATAGAGATTGAGTATAGTCTGGTTACCTCAGGTGTTCAG